TAAACTATTAACCTGCTTTGGTTTACTTGATATTATAGACATTTTCAACTTAGATTTTAGTAAGTATGTATTTATAGACGGGGTATTATTTAGACTTAACAAAGTTGAGAACTTCAACCCAATGGAATACAACACTACTAAACTATCATTTCTTAAAGTAATAGAAACAAAATACTAATGGCACAAGAGAACGTAGGTATAAATGTTAACGTACAAGGCAACGCAGTTGAAGCGATAGGTAACGTTAAAAAAGCATTAAGAGAAGCCAATGCCGAATTGATTAATGCACAGAAAAATTTTGGCGATTACTCAGACGAAGCAATAGCAGCAGCAAAAAGAGTAGCTGAGTTAAAAGATAGTATAAGCGAAGCAAGAGAAACTGCTGACTTGTTTGACCCGGGAAAGAAGTTCCAAGTATTTGCAGGAGCAATTAACGCAATAGCAGGTGGTTTTACTGCCGTTCAGGGTGCGCTTGGTGTAGTAGGTGCAGAAAGCGAGGAACTACAAAAATCTTTGTTAAAGGTACAATCTGCATTAGCTTTATCACAGGGGTTGTCTGCTATTACTGATTCTGCAAAAGACTTCCAACGACTTGCAACAATAATAAGAACAAATGTAGTAAGTTCATTTACTACTTTGCGTGGAGCTATCATAGCAACAGGTTATGGAGCATTAGTTATTGGAATTGGTTTATTAGTAGCAAATTTTGAAGCGGTTAAAAAAGCAGTTTTAAATTTATTTCCTGGACTTGCTCAAATAGGTAAATTCTTTGGAGATTTAGTTACAAAAGTTACCGACTTTGTAGGTGTAACATCGGAAGCATCAAGGGCATTAGACAAACTAGAAAAAACAACTAAGAGAGGAAACGAAAGTATTGAGGCTAGAATTAAAATACTTACTGCACAAGGCGGCAAGGAAAAGGAAATATTTGAGCTATCAAAAAAGCAAGGAGAGAATGAGCTTGATTTTTTAAGAGCAAAACTTAAAACAAAAGAAGGATTAAATGCAGAGGAACTTAAAAAGTTTAGAGACCTTAAAACTGAACAAGCTGTTTTAGATGCGCAAGAGCAAAAAAGATTAGATAATGCTGCAAAAGAAAACGCAAAGAAGGGTGCAGATGCTTCTAAGGCTGCGGCTGAACAAAGGAAAAAAGAAAATGAAGATAGACTAGCTGCTGAAAAAGAAGCTCAACAAAAGTTAGCTGATTTAAGAAATCAATTATTCTTATCTACTTTTAAAGATGAAAACGAAAGAAAAAGAGCAGAACTTAATCTTGCTTTTATTAAAGAAAAAGATGAAATTTTAGCTAATACTAAGATAACAGAAGAAACTAAAAATCAATTAATACTTGCATCAAGATTAAAACTTAATGCAGATTTAGATGCATTAGCGGCAGCAGAAAAAGAAAAGAAGAAAGAAGAAGATGCTATATTGCTTGAAGAAAGTGCAGTACAAATACAAAATGATAATGATAAAGAGTTTGAAAGGATACAAAAAGAAATAGCGCAAAATAAAGAAAGAAATGAAAGAATAAAAGCTGATAATGATGCAGCAAGAGATGCTGAATTACAATCAAGAATGTCTTTTGCAGCTTCAATAGCTATGGCTATCGGAGAACTTAATGGGTTATTTGAACAAGGAACGGCAGCAAGTAAGGTAGCAGGACTTGCTCAAATTGCTATCAATACTGGTGTAGGTTTTGCACAGGGTTTAGATATTGCTCAAAAGTCAGCAAAGGCAAAAGGACCAGCAGCAGCATATGCATTCCCTATATTTTATGCAACACAAGTAGCAGCCGTATTAGCAGCAGCAGGTAAAGCAAGAAATATATTATCACAAGTAAAAGGCGGTGGTTCAGGTGTTAGCGTAACTGCGCCTAGTATTCGGCAAGAAGCACCTATTTCTCCGGCTCAACCACAAGCAGCTACTACAAATCTAAGCAACGAGACAATTAACGCAATAGGCAACCAAGCCGTTAGAGCCTACGTTGTAGAGAACGATGTAACAAGTAACCAACAAAGAATAGCAGCTATTCAGCAAAGGGCAAGGTTCGGTTAAATGATAACAAATTAAAACACTTAATATTTAAGAATATGGACTTACCTGTTTATTTATTAGACATTAGCGAGGATATGAATGACGATGCAGAAGTAGATTACGTTGCATTAGTTGATAGACCGGCTATTCAAAAGAATTGGAATGCTTTTAAGAACCAACAACGCTTTGAAGTGGTTAGCGAAGATAAGCGCATTATTTCTGGACCTCTTATGCTTGCTGACGTACCTATTTTTCGCAGCGATGCTACTTATGGCGATTATTATGTGGTGTTCTCTAAGGATACTATTTTTAAGATTGCTCAAAAGTTTTTCAAAAAAGGCTACCAATCAAACGTAAACTTAATGCATTCTCCTGATGCTCAGGTAGAAGGGGTAACAATGTTTGAGAGCTTTATTACAGATAAGAGCAGAGGCATACAACCAATGAAGGGTTTTGAAGATGCACCAGACGGCTCGTGGTTCGGTTCGTTCAAAGTAGAAAATGATGCAGTATGGAACGACGTTAAAGAGGGCAAATTCAAAGGTTTTAGCGTAGAGGGTTTATTTACCTATAAGACTAAGCCAAGCAAAGAACAAGAACTTATGAATGCAATAAAGGAAATATTGCAACGGGTTAAATGATAAACTAAATCTTTTATTAATATTTAAACAAAAAGAATGATGAACGCAAAAGATGCAATTATGCAAATTAGGGCTTTGTTCGAAGATATGCCACCAGTAGAAGCACCTGCTCCTGTTGAAGCACCTATCGAAGAAGTACCTGTTACATTCGCAGAATATAGCCTTATGGACGGAACAAAGGTTATGATTAGCGAACTTGCTATCGGTGGTCAAGTTACCCTAGCAGACGGAACACCTGCTCCAAGTGGTGAACACCAATTAGCTGACGGCACTCAAATCGAGTTAGACGAAGCCGCTAAAATTATTTCTATTGAAACCCCAGAAGCAGAAGCGGAAATCGCTGATGAAACTCCTGCTGAAATGGGTAAGAAGTATGACGAGAAAATGGCTGACGAAATTTCGAATTTAGTAGCTGAAAACGAAAATCTTAAATCACAAGTAGCACAATTAGAGGCAAAAGTTAAGAATGGTTTTAGTCAAGTAGCTGAACTTATAGAAGCACTTACTAAGACACCTAACGCTGAACCTATTGCGCAGCCAAAACAAACATTCGGTTCTAACGTAACTACAAAGGAAATGAAGTACGAAAGAATTGAAAAATTTAGAAACGCTTTGTTAAACAAATAAAAATAAAATAAAATGGGATTTGATGTATCTGCATTAGCAAACTATACAAAAGAAAACGAAGCTCTACTTGTAACTTCATCTGTATTGGGTGCAAAAACTGCGTCTCTTATTAAGAGCGCTGGTAACGTTATGGTTGGCGTAAAGTCAAGCGAAAAGATTAACATTATGGAAACTGACGCTATCTTCCAAGATGGTGCTGCTTGTGGCTTTAATGCTTCTGGTTCTACTACCTTTACTCAAAGAACTGTAACTCCTGGTAAAATTAAAGTAAACGAATCTCTTTGCCCTAAGGATTTAGAAGCAAAGTATTTACAAAAAGCTTTACCTACTGGTTCTTATTATGACTCTATTCCTTTTGAGCAAGAGTATAGCGAAAAGAAAGCTAAGACAATCGCTGCACAATTAGAAACTGCGCTATGGCAAGCCGATACGACTAGTGTTAATGTTAACCTTAATAAATTTGATGGCCTTATCAAGTTAATAGGAACTACCGGTGGTGTTGTAGCTGCAAACGCTTCTACTTTTATCTCAGGTGCGCCTTTATCTTCTATTACTGCTGCTAACGTAATCTCTATCTTTGATGGTGTTTACAGAGCTATTCCTGCAAAAGTTGTAGCTGCTGATGATATGACTATCTTCTGTGGTCAAGATTTATTCCGTACTTACACTATTGCTCTTAAAAATAGCGGTAGCTTCAATTACCAAATTGATGTAAAAGCTGATAGCGAATTCGTACTTCCTGGTACTACAATCAAAGTTGTAGCAGTTGCAGGTCTTAACGGAACTAACAGAGTTTACGCTATGCGTTTAAGCAATATGTTCTTAGGTACTGACTTATTGAACGAAGAAGAAAAGTTTGAAATTTTCTACGCTAAGGAAGCTGACCAAGTACGTTTCGTATCTCAATTTAAAATGGGCGTGAACGTCGCATTTTTAGACGAGATTGCTGCATTCGTTCTAGCATAATTTAAAGGGTAGGTTGAAATATACCTACCCATTTTTTCAAACTAATTAATTCAAACAATATGCCTTGCGCTTTAACTCAAAATTATACCTTAGATTGTAAAGACAGTTTAGGTGGTATTACTGAGGTTTATTTCATAGCAGCAGCAGATGTTACTTCTACAACAGAAGCAAGTGGTGTAATCACCGCTCTTGTAAAAGCATCTGGCAAGAAGTTCTA